TAGGCATTTTGTCAGGATTGGTTTTCAAGAATTCCCCCATAGCGCGTTGTGCTATGCGTCGTTCAAGCAGTTCTAGTGCGTTGTTCTCCTTGATGAAGTTGTGCATAGACTCCCAGTCGGAAGTCCAGTAGCGTGTGTCCACGCCGCGAATGACCACGCCAACACCAGGGATGCTGACGTTGCCGCCTGCGCGTTTGCAGGCTTCCTGCAGGTAGTTTTCAACCACCCGCATTTGCTCTTTGAGGTCCTTGTCCTTCGCCTCAAACTCTGCGCTCAGCGCCGTGCGGGCATCGCGCATCTTGATGTACGCCTTGACCAGAGTCTTGGTTGGCGGCAGTTCTTCTTGCTCGTCCATGTTGTGCTCCTAGTGAGGGAAACCAGAGTTTACTTCGCAACTTTTTAAACGTCAAGCTCCTCCTTGTACAAATTGAGAAGGGAGTCCATGTCTTCGGTCTTCAGGTCCAGGGCAGAGTAGAGCTTGCGCTCGACGTTGCAGCCGCAAAGCCTGACCACGAGACAGGGGTTCTTCTGGCCTGCACGGTGCACCCGTGCATTGGCTTGATGCCAGATCTCGTTTGAGGTGGTGGGACCCCACCACACCACTGTGTTGGCAGCGTGCAGGGTGACGCCATGCGATGCAGCCGCAGGCTGTATGAGGAGGATGCGCGGCTCGGGCTCGGTCTGGAACGCTTGGAAGATCTCTGTGCGGCGGGTCACTGAGACACCCCCGTGAATCACCTCCACTGCGTACCCATCCTTGCGCAGCCTGTCGCGCAGAACCTCGATGGCATGGCGGAACGGGACGAAGACCAGCACCTTGTGGGTGCTCTCATCGATGGCTTCCACCAGCACGTTGTACCGATGCGTGATGTCGAACTCGACGGTGTTGCCGTCGTCTGTATACACCGCGCCACTTGCCACTTGAAGAAGTTTATTCAGGTTGGTCGCTGCGTTGACCGAGGTGACCGTCTCCCCTGCCGCTGCCATGATGAACTGATCTTTGAGCATCTTGTAGTACTTCGACTGCTGCGGGGTCAGGTCTACCTCACGTGTCGTGTACAGAAGCTCAGGCAGGTCCAGGCACTCATCCTTGGTGTAACGTATGGCGGGTTGCAGCACCTTGTTGACGATCTCTGCTGCGTTTTTCTTTGCACTCCATTTGAATTGCGTTGCCTTGTACATGACTGTATCCCTGAAGGAATAGAAGTACGGAGGCACGGAGGAAGGGTTCAACATACGGGCCAAACCGTATGCGTCTGTCGGGGACTGAGATGCTGGTGTCCCTGTTGCCATCCACAGCCATGTGTTGGGAGTCAGTAATGAGTTGATCGCTTTCCATCTTTTCGTCGTAGCGGTCTTCACCGCATTTGCTTCATCAATAATCACAAGGTCAAACCCACCTGCCCTGAGTTCATCGAGCACCGTCTCCACACCATCGAAGTTGATGATGACAAACTCAGCGTCGGACTTGATCACCTTGGCCCGCTTGTCCCGACTGCCGTGGGCCACATCCACCCTGCGGTGCATCAGCGTCTTGAACAGGTCTGCCCTCCACGCCGAGTTCATGATCGACAGCGGGCAGATCACCAGCACACGGCTGATGTACTTCTTGTCCAGCAGGTAGTCGGCAGCCCAGGCAAAGGATGCGGTCTTGCCCGTGCCCGGGTCGTTGAAGCAAAAGCCCCTGCGGTGCATGGTGAGAAAGGACGCGGTGTCTTTCTGGTGTTCGAAGGGCTTGAACAGCCCAGGCCATTTGTACCTGCGCTCGATGGGGGAAGGCACCGACCGAACACCGAGGTTCTTCAGCACCTGAGCTTCCTCAAGCCCCCACCGCACCAGTATCTGCCCGTCATCCAAGCGTTTGCTTTTCGGGATGGTGTTCAGCACCCGCTCGGGGTACTTGAGCTTGAGCAGCAGAGCTTTGTTTTCGACGATTTCCATATCACTTCAGCGTGAACTTGCTCTCTTCTTGCATCTTCAGCAGGCGCAAGGTCTGTGTCTTGGCGTCGTCAAGCGCATGGTGTCCGGTGCCTACTCGCTCCACGCGGGTCTTCAGGAACATATTGGCAACGGTGCGGTAGCACCTGTCGTTCCAGTAGTGCCAAGGCACATCCATCTTCATGGCCCGGTACGCCGCAGCCACCAGCGTGTTGTCGAAGTTCGCTCCGTTACCCCACACCAGCACACTGTCCAGCGGGGGCATCCACATCGTCAGCTTGGTGAGCGCTACGTTGAGGCTCATCTCACCCTTGAACGCAGCGGCGCGGGCCTCGGGAGATTGCTTTTCCCACCACTCCAACGTGCTCTTCTGCGCACGCAAACCCGCGGCCTTACAGGTCTCTGGGTCGATGGTTACATAGAACTCTTCAGTGATACCTTCTTCGGCTGTGAATTTCACAGCACCAATCGACAAGATCGTATCCCCTGGGCGGGTTCCAAGCGTCTCAATGTCTATCATGACGTTCTTCATTTGTGTCATTTTTATCACCTAGTGCAGATGGCAGAACGGCTCGATAGGGAGATCCCATCGAGCCACGAATCCCGGTCGAGCCGGGGGAACAAGCATAGCCCCAGCGGGGCTACACGTCAACGCCCGCCTGAGCGCGGGCCTTTGAAATTCTTTGCGCTGTTTGCGCTGAAGCTCTTGAGCTTCACGTTACCCGGGGTGCTCTTGCCCCCGTCCTTGATCGGTGTCACATGATCAAGGGCTTTTCCCTTTCGAGAATCCTTACCGTGTTCCTTGTCCCAGGTTCGGCGTGCACGCTGTCGTTCAGACTGCTTTGCTCTGCCTCCTTTTGCGAGGAAATCGGCGTACTCTTTACGATGGTCCCTATCGTCGGGGTCTTTGTAGGGCATGTTTGCTCTCCAAAATCAAGTTCTAACTGCACCCATTTACTCATTTGTTCACTCCGTTGTGTGGGCAAGATACTACCACGCAATGTTTTTTACAGAGTCCTGACGGGTTTGGGTTCCACACCCCGGTCTTGTACGCGGTCTCCAGGCGGTGGATGTCCTGCATCCATGTGCGCCAGTAGTTCTTCTCCTGAGTCTTGTCGTACTCGGCCCGCTTGAAGTCATTCGCCACAACGAAGAGCAGCCCCGCCTTGACCCGGTGCACCGAGGGGAAGTGCTTGAAGACCATCAGTGCCATGAGTTCCAACTGCGCGGTGTCCGCGTACTTGGCTGACTTGCCAGTCTTGTAGTCCACCACCCGGGCGATGCCTGTCTCCTCGTTGACGATGAGCAGGTCTGCCACACCCCGGCACCATACCGCAGGGGCGTCGAATGCGCAAGGCTCCAGGGCCTGCGTCAGGCCCATCTTGTACTCGCAGTGCTTGACACCCGGTATGGACCGCAGGGTATCCAGATGCGGCTTGACGTATGCGAACGCCTCAGGCAGGGGGGTGCCATCCCGCACGTAGAACTCTGCCGCTTCGTGAAAGTTGGTTCCGTACAGCGTGGCCTCAGTGAAGGGCGGCTCGGTGAAGTTCTTGTAGATCTTGACCTCGGCAAACTGCTTAGGGCAGGTCTTGAACTTCTTCAGGCCGCTGTACGACCAAGCACTGGGTAGGCTCAACGGAAACTCTCCTTGTTCTGCATGATTGCAAGCGAAGCGCTTAGGATACGCGCCTCCACGCCCAACTTCAAGGCGATCTCGTTAGCTTCAGTGTACTTGTGATCCAGGCACAAGTCGTGGCATTCCTTTGCCAACCGCTCAATGTTCATGAGGGGCATTGCGTAATCAATAACCTCAGCAGTCGCCATACGTTTTTCCTATTCCACTTTCACAGTTGATCGGGCAGCCTGCTGCCCACTTCGGAACCCAGCGCATACATTCTTCAACGTATGCCTGAGCTTGCTCAGCCTCTTCTTCCGGTGCGATGGCAGCCACCGCATCATGCACAGTCAGCACCACGTGCAGCTTCTTGGAGATCTTCAGTAGCTGCTGCATCACAATGATACGCGCCAGCGCCTGCACGACGTTTTCAACGAGCTTGCCGCCGTATATATCCACCAGTCCGGTTTCATCCTTGTACTGCCATGCTTCAAACGCCTGACCGTTCTTGTTCTTCACCCCACGGTGTAGCTGCGGGTAGCTGATGTACAGCCCGCTGGGCAGCTTGATGCCTTTGTTCCCCTCGACCAGTGCAACACCTTCGCGTCCGAACCACATGGACTTGTTGCCGTGCATGGCTTCGATTGCTGCCTCCCCTGTCCTCCATAGTCTCGTGATGTCAGGCACAGAGTTACGGTATGTGTCGATGATGTTCTTGCACTCGCTCAGTTCCAAGTCCATGTTCATCTCGGACGCCTTCAGTGTGATCTGAAGTTTCACCGCCCCGGTTTGATAGCCGCAACCTAAAACTACCGTCTTACCTACGAATCTTTCCCTTTTATCCGCCTTCGTTACCGGCCTCCCGAAGATCTTACTCGCCATCTTGCAGTACACATCCACGCCATCGGTAAAGTCTTGCACGAGGTCATCCTGCCCCGCCAGCCACGCAAGCATCCGCGCCTCGATGTTGGACGAGTCGCAGTCGATGATCACGTAGCCCGGAGGTGCC